CAGACGCCTTACAATACTACGAAGACGAATTGGTTGAAGCGAAAAAGGAGTGTCGAATCTACGGCAACATCGAGAAGGCCGCGGCAACAATGCCTGGACTTGTTGAGCATCGCTTCAACCAGTTACAAGAACTTGAAGCAATACTTGAGTATCTTAATGTAGAACTACGTAGATTGCGTAGTACATTTTTCAAAAAATATTTAGAAAATTACCAAAGAGCATTATCCAGCCGTGACGTTGAAAAATACGTAGACGGTGAAGCAGATGTTGTTGATATGGAAAAAATTATCAACGAGTTTGCCCTGATGCGTAATAAGTGGTTAGGCATTACTAAAGGCTTAGATCAGAAACAATGGCAACTTACTAACATTGTTAAATTACGTGTAGCAGGAATGGAAGATGCTTCAATTTAAATTTGTTAAGGGTGGAGTATGCACCAATTAGAAAACGGATGGTATGTCCCTGATAATGAAAAGAAGATTACAAGTCATGTCAGTGATAATCCGGACAAAGAAAATCCTACTTACGAAATTAGAGTTAGAAATAAAATTTTAGAAGCATTACCTGTATTTGGAACATTTGTTGATGTTGGTGCAAACATTGGCATATGGTCTTATCCCTTCCAAAGACATTTTAGTCACGTAATTGCTTACGAACCAAGTCCACGTAATTTAGAATGTCTATATAAAAATGTAGAAGGTATTACTGTTCATGAAGCGGGTCTTGGTAACGTTAATACTACTGCACAATTTGTAGACAGTGAAGATAACTGTGGTAATGCTCATATTGTTGATAAGAAAAAGAAGCATTCTTACGAAATAGAAGTAAGAAGATTAGATGATGAAAATTTAGAAGAATGTAATTTAATTAAGATTGATGTACAAGGATATGAATGGCCGGTAATACAGGGTGCAAAGAAAACAATAGAAAAGTTTACACCTTGGGTAATATTCGAACCTAACCAAGATGTAGAAGAAATGGTTAGATATTTTCATAGTTTAAATTATCAACCTTTAAAGTGTAAAAGTAAAACTTGTTGGATATTTGCTCCAACAACAGGACCTAATGCACCGTCTGAAATATATTTCGGTACAAATGAATATCAACAATCTGTTGACGTAGTAAAGGAATTATATCATGACAGTGAGGTATAAAGAAACTGCTTGGCACAAGAAAAAATTAGGGTATTGGCCAGACTTAGAAAATCCAGTTAGTTACAATGATAAAATTAATTGGTTAAAAGTTTTTGATCAAGATAAAGATCAAATTATTTGTTGCGATAAATTAGCAGTCAAAGATTTTGTTGCAAAAGAATACGGTCCTGAAATTATAATTCCTAATACTACAGATTATCCAGCAGTTCTTAAAACAAACAACGGCTCTGGTGATATAGAGTTTGTAAACAATCCACAAGAAGAACAAGTTGCACTGGACCGTATTAATATTAAGTTAAAAAAGAAACACGGAAAGAATAAAGGCGAATGGGCCTATAGTTTAATCGAACCTAACATTGTAAGAGAAAAAAGAATCAATAATAACGATGTTGATTATAAGTTTCATTGTTGCAATGGTGAAGTCAAATGGTTACAGATGATTTGGGATAGGTATTCAGGTAGCACAAAAGAAAGCAATATTGATCCTGATGGCAATCCAATGACTTGGTGGTTTGATGAAAAAATGCAACACGTAGAAGTTGCACCTCATTGTGGTTTAGATGCTTTCTTAAAAATGAAAAAAGTCGCTGAAGTACTTTCAAAACGTTGGAAATATGTTAGAGTTGATTTGTATTGGGGAGAGAATCAACCTTGGTTTGGAGAACTAACGTTCTGGCCTAAAGCAGGTTGTTACAAAACACCTGATCAGATTAAGTTTGGTAAACTGTTAGACTTTGACACTACAACTGTAAAACCTAAGGTGGTAGAATGATAACTCCTAAAAGTCTACAACAATTAGAAGAACACTTTGGTGGATATCATAATGATGTGCCTCGTAATAAAATTAGTGAACTTGCTCCAAAAACAAAATATAACCCCAACGGAATGTCAGGCGGAGATAGAATGACACGTCACGGGTATGCTGTTCATTATAGTAAGCATCTTAAAGACTTTGATTGTGTTTCAACTATTGTTGAGTGTGGCATATTAAAAGGTACAGGACTTGCTATATGGAGTAAACTATTTCCAGATGCAGATATTATAGGATTAGATATAGATATTAATCATGCAAAAAATAATTTAGATTTTTTAAAAAACAAAGGTGCTTTCGAAAATAAAATGCCTGAACTTTACGAATATGATCAGTTTGAAGATAACACAGATAAACTTATACACATTCTAAACGGACGTAAAATTTGCATTGCTATTGATGATGGACATCATAGTGATAGTAGCATTATGAATACATATAACGCCTTTAAGTCACATTTATGTGACAAGTTTGTTTACTTTGTAGAAGATAATAGGACTGTATACCAAGAATTAAAAAAAGAACCTGTTAGAATTTTTAATTATAAAAAATTAGTTGTAATGCAAGATGAGTAATATATTAATCATAACTGCCGCAGATATAAAATTTAAAGGTATGTGCGATATGCTGGTGCGTTCTATCCAAGAATTAAAAGGACATCAATATCATGTATATGACTTAGGTGGTTTAGGTTATGGTGAAAAGTTTTCTGGTAAGTTTCAAAATAAAGCAGGCGCTAAGATCCCATGTAAACCCGAAATGATTAAAAAGGCATTAGAAAGAGTCAACGATAATGACTTTGTTGTATGGATGGATGCTGATACAATACTATGGGATAATCTAAACAGTATTAAAGACAATTATGATATTGGTGTAACTATCAGAGGTCCTAAGTTTTTCAAAGATCAACCATGTAATGCTGGCGTGTGTATGTTTAGAAAAACTCCCAAGACTTTACAGTTTATAGATACTTGGATATCAATGACTGAACAAGGTCATAGTGACCAACGAGAAATGAATAGATTCCTAAGAGGTAATATGCCATCTGATTGGGAAAATAAAATTATTGAAATTGAAGGCGCACTGTTCAAATTGTTTCCTTGCAAAATATATAATAATTGGGGTTTTAAAAAACCTCAACTTCATGCAAAGATTACACATTATAAATCATCACGTAGGTTGCATTGGCCTAAAAGAGTAATTGGAAAACCAGTTAATGGAAAACCATTAATGGCTCATAGGTTCCCCAAAGAAATTTAAATAGTTGTATGAAACAGCAACTTGTTAACCATATATTGGAACAATTCCCTGACACTTACGAACTGCAAAAGCAGTATAGAAGTCATCCTGATTATAGTTTATTAACATTAGATAACTTTATTCCTAAAGATTTAGTTACACTAATGGCAAAAGAATTAGAAGAAATTCCATTAGAAGACTGTAAGCATTTTACAAGAGCAGGGTCTTGTATGTATGAGTTTAACAATGTAGATCGTACACCTATACAAGACGCAGTTGTACACGCACTACACAGTGGTACATTTATTAAATGGTTACAAGAAGTTACTGATACAATAGATCTAATTCCTGATCCACATCTTGTTGGCGCAGGATATATGAAGTCATTTGCAGGAGATAGTTTAAAAGTACATACTGACTTTAACTGGAACGACCAACTTAGACTTCATCGTATGTTAAGTGTTGTGATATATCTTAACGACGAATGGCAAGATGAATGGGGCGGACAATTACAATTCTATAATATAAAAAGAGATAAAGTACACACAAAGGTACCTGTTGGTTCAGGTAACTGTGTTATATGGAATTACAATAACTTTGCATTCCACGGATATCCAGAACCAATGTCTTGCCCAGAAGGCATAAGCAGAAAGGGTATTAGGTTGTTCTATTATGTTAGCAATGCCAAGTATGACGATAAACATCCACCACACAGAAGTTTATACTGGTATGATGAAAAAACAGGAACACCTTACGATCAACCATGGAACAAGTAAAAATTACATTACCTGAATTAAATTACATACGGTTGCCATACAGAGAAATGGACAATGTTTCAAATCAAGGCAGAGCAACTGCATTTGAAAGTCAAAACAAACGATATCATCTTGCAGGGTTTACAAGAGAAAATACAAAGTACGAACAGTGCTTTCCTGTAACTGATGAGTATGTACAGTTTGGTGCTACATTATTTGATAGATGCACTGTAGCAGTGATGAAGCAACTGCCTGGACAAACATTGCCAAGTCATGTAGATACATTTTATAAAGTTTCAACTGATTATGGCGTAGATCCAGATGATTGTATTCGAGTTAATATATTTCTTGAAGATTGGAAATCGGGACATTATTTTGAAATAAATGAAAATCCAGTCTTGCAATGGAAGCGTGGTGATGCTATAATAATAGAAAAAGATGAACCACATCTAAGTGCAAACAACGGCATGGTGCCTAAGTACACTATGCAAATAACTGGAGTTAGAAATGAATTTAAGAGGGGCTAAACCTGTACCTGATAACAGGGTAAAGGCGTTTATTGAAAGTTTAGATCCTGTAAAAGATCTATATAACGCAAAACTCCCACAAGAATTCAAATACGAATTTGTAGACTGGATTCTATCAAGCGAATTTAATTTTATCAAAGGTACAGAACAATTTTCTAATATTGCATTGTGCAACGGTACTGTACAAGCATTTGATCACTTTCATTATAGACACAAAGAAAAACGTTTTAGATTTTTCAAAGGTGAGTTTATGTATCATCAGGCTTGTCTTAAAAATGGAAGTCAGTTTGAATGGATCAATGATGTTCCGCTGAAAGAAGGTGACGCATTGATTCTTAGTGTACCGTTTAGTGACAGAGGAATTCAACACCCTGCAACAGATATGCTGTTGTTAAATGCAGAACAATTTAATATTCCTGTACTACTTGATTTTGCATATTATCCTTGTACAAGAAATATTAATATAGATTTAAACAAGTATCCAGCAGTTGAAACTATTACATTTTCAATTTCAAAAGCATTTTATGGTGCTGAATATTTACGAGTAGGCGTTCGTCTTGAACGTGAAAATATTGATGACGGTATTGACGTATTCAATTCTGTTGATATGCACAACAGGATCGATTTAAGTATAGCACGTAGTTTAATTAAAACATTCTCTGTGGATTGGAATTGGAAAAGTTATACAGACGTATACAATCAAGTTTGTGAAGAAAAGAATCTTCACCTAACAGATTGTATTATGTTTGGCCTTGGCGGTGACGAATATAAAGAGTTTAATCGAGGCGGATCAGTTAATAGAGTATGTATCAGTGATTTAATAGGAGAGAAAATAAATGACAATAGTAAGCAGTCATAATGATTGGGATCCGTTAGAAGAAGTCTTTGTTGGTATTGCTGACCATGCAAGAATTCCCACAGTGGATAAATCAACACACAGTTTCGGTTTTGCAGATTGCAAATGGGAACATATTAAAGACCTTGAAGGACCAAGTCCTGAATGGGTAATTAATGAAGCAAACGAAGACTTAGATAATTTTGCAAAAGTTTTAACAGACCTTGGCGTTAAGGTTAGACGCCCAACTGCTATCGATCATTCAAAAGAATTTTCATCTCCAGATTGGAAAACAACAGGTTGGTATACTTATTGCCCACGTGATTTATTATTACCTTTAGACAATCTTATTATCGATTGTCCGGGTGCTATGAGAGCAAGACAATATGAAACTCTTGCATACAGAGATTTTTTATATGAAGCAGTAGAAGGCGGAAGCGAATGGATTTCAGCACCACGCCCAAGATTACTTGACGAAAGTTATCAATTAGAAGATCTAAGTATTCCAACACTTGTAAACAAAGAAATTGTTTTTGATGCACCTAATATTGTGCGTCTTGGTAAAGACTTGTTGTATCAAGTAAGCAACAGTGGAACTAAACTTGGTTATCAATGGCTTAAAACTATTGTAGAACCAAGAGGATATAAGTTGCATCTTGCTGAAGGCTTTTACAGTTATTCACACTTTGATTCAACTGTTATTCCTTTACGTCCTGGACTTGTGTTGTTTAATGGCGACAGAATTCGCCCAGACTTTTACCCAAGTATCTTCGAATCATGGGATAAGATTTTCTTCCCAGGAGATAAGGTAATTGACATTGGAACTAACTTACCTAACGGTGTATCGCCTTGCAGTAAGTATATTGGTTTGAACTTTATGAGTGTAAATGAGAATTTGGTAATCTGTGATGAGAACCAAGTTGAACTACGCAAAGAGTTAGACAAACACGGTATTGAATCAATTGGTTTACCTATGCGTCAAGCACGTACATTGTCAGGTGGCTTCCATTGTGTTACTTTAGATACTAAACGTAAAGGCACATTGGAAAGTTACTTTGAATAATCGCGGCCACCATATACCTAATCTTGAATATATGATCACCACAAGTTGTGATCTTGCTTGTCCAGGTTGCGACAGGTTTATTGATCACAACTTGCCTTTTGTTGAATCGTTTGAAACTATTGTTAGTAATATGGAGGCATGGTTTCGTAGATTAGATCCTGATCATTTTACTATCATTGGCGGAGAACCGTTACTACATCCTCGCATCTATGATATTATAACAGAAGCAAGACGGATATTTGATCACGCAACAATTGAAATTTACACTAATGGTTTCTTACTACCTAAGAGACCAAAGTTATTATCAATTTTAAATAAGATAGGTAATGCAAAAATAAGTTGTAGCATACACAACAAAAATCCTGAAGTAAGAAAGTTAATTGAAAAAAACTTATGGAATACTTTTTATTCTAAAGGCAACTGGCGTCAAATTAGTGACATTGCTCATGCATCAGAAAATGATGTTACTATTGAAGTAACTGATCCTACAAAAGGCGGCTGGTACGATTATCGACGTGTTGTTGACGGCAAGTTAAAACCTTGGGACGATAGGAACCCAACCGGTAGTTACGGCAAGTGTGGGGTAGCAACATATCCTATTATATATAAAGGACAGTTATATAAGTGTCCGCCTATTAGTATGGTTAGAACTTATCTAACAAAAGCAAAACAATTAAATGATATAGATTGGGCACCGTATGTTAATTACAAGCCGTTAGATACAAACTGTAGTTCAGAAGAATTAGAACAATTTGTTGATAATATTTTTAAACCAAACAAGATATGTGCAATGTGTCCTGCTAATCCAGAACTCAAACCACAAGAAGAAGCAGTAGTTAAGAATATTAAATTATTATGAAAAAGATACCGCTAATAACAATGGACAGCAGTTCAAGAAGTCTCGGTACTTTTATCGAGAACTTCAAAGGCATTATTGAATTTGAAGGATATAATAATAAAATACTTGAGGATATTAAACACCTTGTAGTGTTTTTTGAATATGTTGGAGACAATGATCATACATTTAAAACATTTACTAACTTTTTTGAAACATATAAAATTCCGACCTTTCTTGTTATCGATGACTCATACGAAGGACTTACAGACTCTACATTTCTTACGTTGGTAAAAGAAACAGTTGCAAAGAATAAATTTATTAAAGATTGGGTAGTATTAACTAATAATCCTATATTAGATACTCCAAACAAAATATATTTTAATGTACAGTTACACTTAGATCGATATGATGGCATTAATGTAAATGAACATATAGACAATGTATGGAATGGGAATTCTAATTTACGTAAGAAAAAATTCTTATGTTTAAACAGACAAGAACGCCTGCATAGGTTATTGCTTACTGACTATTTGCTTGAACACGATATTGCTAAACATACATATTTAAGTTGTCCGTTAGGCAATTACAAATATGTTATTGATGGTGAGTTAACACAACCTGAACATAGAAAATATCTCGATAGTAATTTACAAACAGTAAAATTATCTACTGCACAACAACAAAGACTAAAGGATAGTTTGCCCATTAACTTAGACTTAGAAGGTGCAACATACAATACACTTGCACGTAATTTACCTACTGCTGAACAGTTCTATAAAGAAAGTTATATTAGTATTATCACAGAAGGTGACTTTTATCAAGATAGAAAAGGATTTACAGAAAAAGTTCTTAAGTGTTTTTTATACAAACACCCTTTTATTGTAGCAGGATTACAAGACACACTAACACTTTTACGTGAAATGGGATTTATTACATTTAATGATATTATCAATGAAGAATATGATAATGTATCTGATCCAACACAACGACTACAACAAGTCTGTAAAGAAATCAAACGCCTAAACAGTTTTAACATACACGAAATACAAGATATGTATAACAATATACAACCTGTATTAGATTATAATAGGCAACATTATCTTAAGTTATATCAACAGAAGCAACCTGTTGAACTACTACATAGAATTAAGAATTTTGTAAGTGATTTATAATAAAGTCTTTGTTTGGAACTTTACAGTCTTGGGCAACATTAATTAAATTTTTCTTTTCATTTTTATCTAATAGTGCAATGTCTAATTGCAAAGGATATGTAAGAACATTAATGTACCAACGTGCATTAGAAAAGCGTTTACAAAAATCATTTAGTTTTTCTAAACCCATATAGTTATTTTTGTGTAGCACTGTATTAAATTCTAAGTTGTAAAGATTTGCACCTACCCAATCAATAAATTTTACAATGTCGGGCCATTTAGTTCCGCCTCTTACTTTTTCAGCAAGTTCGCCTACACCATCTATACTTAAAATAAACGTAACATTTTTATATTTGTTTAATTCTTCTACAACTTCTTTGCTTGGTATAAAGGTGCCGTTAGTATTATAAATTATCTCAACATTTGATTTGTTCTTTACTTGATACAATAACATTAAATGACGTTCAGTAATTAATGGCTCGCCTCCAAGAAACAAAATTTTATTAAGTGTGTCTGGAACATTATCAACAGAATCAATCTCCATTAACTTGTTTTTTGCCTCACCATATATTTGTTTTTCTTTTACAATCCAACTCGTGCTGAACTCTGAGTTACAACCGTCACAGGTTAAATTGCATAAGTTGTCAAAACCAATTTCTAAAAATTTAAGTTCAACAGAATCACTGTCGTACTTTTCATTAAATTCTTGACGTAGACTTTTGTGTTGAATTGATTCTTCATAGTAACATTTTTCACAGCCTGGTATACGTTCGCCTGCGGCACTTTGTTCACGTAGTTCTTTGTATGCATCAGAGTGTAATACCGTGCCAAGGTCACCATGGAATTCTGCTATAGAATGTTTAAACCTACAGCACGGATACACTCTATTCCCACTACGAATATTTGTATGTTTCCAAAATGCACTACACTTCATAATAGGGAATCCATTGTTTATCCAAATCCTTTTTTAAACAATTTACTGCTAAATCTAAAAAAGGTTTATAATTAATTTTGATTTTATCTTCGTTTCTTAACGGATCAAAAACAAATATGTTAGATCTATTAACAATATCTAAATCATCGCTATGTAGGTTTAGAAACACCGGTTTAGTGGTGTCTAAAACGCATTTTAAAGCGCCTACACTGCACACAACATAGTCTGAGCGTTCAAACATATACTCAAGGTCCTTAGACGCATATACAGACGGATTAACCAGGTTTACGCGGTCCTTTAACCAATTTGCTAAATGATTTTCTAACACTGTATCACCAAGCGGTAACATTAGAATGTAACTAAACTTATTTTGGTTTGCATTTTCAAATAATTCATCTACCGTCATTTTTTAATAATTTCAAAATCAAAAGTTATTACCTCTAATGGCTTGTCACTCTGATTAGGTGATGTGCTTGTTTCAAGGTATCCAGGTACAAAATATATTTCACCTTCTGGCATTGGCAAGTATGTTTGCCAACTATTAAATCCATTTTTATTTTCAACCGGAATATTAGCAAAGTAATATTCGCTTACAGGATTATCTACAATAAGTCCGCCGCTCTTTGGATCACTGGTAACAAAGTACATACCTGTATAGAAACTTGCTGGATTTTTCTTTTTAACTAAACACCCACCTGGGTAAACTATTTGTAACATTGCTCTTGTGATTGCAATGTTTTGTCCTTGTTTGATATCAAACTTTTGACTAATCTCTTTACAAAAGTCTTTGATGTCATCACTTTCACTGAGGTGTTTAAAAGCATTATTAGTTTGAAAATTGTCTTTGCTTTGCCACGTGTTTACGTGCATGACATTAGTATTGTTAGATTGTTTTTGATAATCTTCGACAATACGCCCAAAAAGTTTTTTGAGTTCTTTGTGCTTTGAAAATTTGGCACGGCAAATGCTGTTAACAAATAAATTTAATGTATCCATGGTAAAATTACTTATTGTACAGTCAAAAATTGCAAATTGTTCCTGGCTGTAAATTAAATAGAGTTATGAAGTATGTGTTAGTAACAGGAGGCTTTGATCCTCTACATAGCGGTCATCTTGCTTACTTTGAAGCGGCAAAAAAACTCGGTGATCAATTAGTTGTTGGTGTAAACTCAGATGCTTGGCTTACACGTAAAAAAGGAGCACCGTTCATGCCGTTCAATGAACGTTGTGAGATTATACGAAATTTAAAAATGGTTGATCGTGTTATTAATGTAATGAATGACGACCAGTTTGACGATGCAGGTGGTGCTATATTCAAGTTACTATCTACAACAGGAATGTCCGATAGGATTATTGTTGCTAACGGTGGCGATAGAGTTGATGGTAACGTTCCAGAGATGGACACATACGATCACACTGAAAGAGTATCGTTTGTATTTGGAGTAGGCGGTACTGACAAAAAGAATTCAAGCAGTTGGATACTTGAAAACTTTAAACATCCTAAGACGCAACGTGACTGGGGTTGGTATAGAGTGCTTGACGATAAAGAAGGATATAAAGTTAAAGAACTTGTAATTAATCCGCAAAGTAGTTTGTCAATGCAACGTCATGAACATAGATCAGAAAACTGGTATGTTTTAAAAGGGCAATGTAAAATTCAAACTGAGTGGGAAGGTAGAGCCGATACACAAACACTACACACAAACAGGTCATACACTATTTCTAAAAATGTATGGCACAAAGGAGTAAACGAATCAACAGAACCTTGTCATATACTTGAAGTACAATATGGCGACAAATGTGTTGAGGAAGATATAGAACGCAGATGACACAAAAAATTTATGTAGGTTATGACACAAGAGAAGATATTGCATGGCAAGTTTGCAAACATAGTATTGAAGTTAATTCTCCAACAGCAGTTGTTGAACCACTTAAACTTGCAGAACTAAGAGAACACGGTTGGTACTGGAGAGATGTAGATAAGTTAGGATCAACTGAATTTACATTTAGTAGATTTTTAATTCCAGAACTAATGAACTTCCAAGGCTGGGCATTGTTTTGCGATAGCGATATTGTGTTTTTAGAAAATGTAAAAAACTTATTTGATCAAGCAGATGACAAATATGCAGTTATGTGTGCAAAGCATGACTACACACCTAAACCTGGAATCAAGATGGATGGCCAAACACAAACTGTTTATCCACGTAAGAATTGGTCAAGCGTTGTGTTATTCAACTGTGGGCATCCAAGTAATCAAGCACTTACTACAGAGTTAGTTAACAATCCTGAAACCACAGGAAAGTATCTACATAGATTTAGTTGGTTAAAAGACGAAGAAATAGGAACACTAAGTCATGAGTGGAATTGGCTTGTTGGTTGGTATGAAGAACCGCAAGACGGAACTCCAAAGGCATTACACTATACAGAAGGCGGTCCGTGGTTTGAAAACTATAGACACTGTGCGTATGGAGATGTCTGGAAAAAGTTTCTCACAGATATGATGTACTCGAATGACGATTGAAGAAAAAGTTAAAGACTGGGCCTTTGGCCAACTATCAAAAGTAAGCGAACAGTTTAATAATTTATCGCCTTGTCCGTATGCCAAAGCAACATTTGTAAATGAAAAAGTATCTTTTGTAGAAGCAGATTACAGAGAATTTTTAGATATTGTAAACACAGAAATAGAAAAATTTACAGGCGAAAAAGATGTTGTAATTGTTTATTCAAAACACAATCCGTTTGGATTAGATTATCTTGAAGGTGCAGTAGAAGGATTGAACTTTAGTCTTAATAAACGCGGCAAGGACATTTGGCTTTTGGGTTTTCACAACGAATGGACAATGATCTTTATCCAAAAAATTACAAAACTTGATGATGCCAGCATTGACTTAGAGAAGAAGGGGTACTATAATAATTATAACAAAGACCAATTCGATCATTATGTTGCTAAAAGAAGAAGGCTTAGAAATAGATTATGAGATTACCTGAAACATTTATAACAGATGCAAACGATGCTATTGTCGGAGACTTTACTGCTTCATTTGATAAAGTAACAGCGACAGGCTTTAAAGAATTGCAGAAAATAGAAAATAAAATACCTGTAGTAGTTAGGGGTATGACCGAACGTAAGGTAATTCATTTATGTGAGCAACAAAAAAGAGATTACTATTATATCGATACAGGCTACATGGGAAATTTATCTAAACGCAAAGACTTTCATAGAGTTGTAAAGAACAATGTACAAAATATGAGTCCAAGATATGATTTACCTGAGGATAGGTTTTTAAAAATTCCAGGCGCAGAAAAGAATATAAGATTTAAAGGTTGGTTAAAAAATGACGGACCTATTCTTGTTGTAACACCGAGTGCAAAACCTTGTAACTTTTATGATGTTGACAGAGACAAGTGGGTGTATGACACTGTACACGAAATACAAAAACATACAGATAGAGAAATCATTATTCGAGATAAAGGCTCACGTAGAGAGCGCCTTGGCGACAACAGTGTACCTGCACAATTAGTTAGAGATAATATTTTTTGTCTTGTAACGTACAATAGTATCGCGGCAACTGAAGCAATTAGCACAGGTGTTCCTGCTATTGCACTTGCACCCGGAGCGGCAAACGAACTATGCACTAAAAAAATTAGTCAAATAGAAACACCATACTATCCAGACGAAGAAGTAGTAGTACGTTGGCAAAACTGGTTAGCCTATTGTAATTACACAACAATGGAACTACGAAACGGAACAGCATTAGGTATCATCGAGGAGTTAGAATTATGTTAACAGTTGCATCTTACATGAAGGTAATTCCTCCTGGTAATTCAAATCCTGAAAAGCCTGCACTATTAAAAAATTATATTGAAGGTGTTAACAAATTTGGAGACAAGGGTGTAATCATTAATACGTTTCATCCAATGGACACTGACGTTGCAGTTATCCAAGGGTTTGTTCATGCTAACAGTAAACAAACACCACACCTTAAATTAAGAAGAATGATCTACGAAAATCAATTAAGAAGAAAAAAACGTTGTGTT